TTGATGTGGTGTGTTACACGGGTAATGGGTCGAATAGAACTATCACGCATAACTTAGGTGTCGCACCTGAGTTGATGATTGTGAAATCACGATCATCCGCTACTTTTGGGTGGTTTGTATATCATTCAGCTACTGGAAATACAAAATACAATCGGCTCGATACAACAGCGATACCTGTAACAGATAGTGGATTTTGGAATAACACAAGCCCAACGAGTACTACATTTACTATAGGTACAAGCGCAGCAGTAAACGCTTCGTCGCAAACAGAAGTGGTTTATTTATTTGCCACTCTCGCAGGCGTATCCAAAGTAGGCAGCTACACCGGTAACGGCAGCAGCCAGACGATCAACTGCGGCTTTGCTGCTGGAGCAAGGTTCGTGATGATTAAGCGTACTGATAGCACAGGCGATTGGTACGTTTGGGATACCGCTAGAGGTATTGTTACAGCCAATGACCCGCATTTGTCACTAAACACTACAGCAGCAGAAGTAACTACAGATGACAGTATTGATCCAGACAACAGCGGGTTTATCGTCAACCAACTAGCCGCAACTAACATCAACGTAAGCAGTGCAAGTTATATCTTCTTGGCGATCAGTTGAGGAAATCATGGAACTAAGAATCAGAGACACAGGGCAAGTGATGACCGACTCAGAGTTCAGGTCATTGCATCCGAACACCAGCTTTCCTCCGCAGCTAACGGCAGAACTGCTAGATGGTTTCGGTGCTGATCCGGTGCTAAACGGCCCACAAGCTCAACCTACACGCTATCAGGTGGCTTTCAGAGATGGTGTTGAGGAAATTAATGGGCAATGGTTTACCAAGTTCTCAGTAGCAGATATGGATGCTGATGCTATCGCTTCCTTAGATGCTCGTCAGGCTGATTCAGTACGGGCAGAACGTAATCGTAAGCTGACTGCTTCAGACTGGACTCAGGTAGAGGATGCACCAGTTGATAAAGCTGCTTGGGCAGCGTATCGTCAGGGCTTAAGAGATGTGCCGTCACAAGCAGGATTCCCTTGGGATGTAACTTGGCCTGTGGAGCCATAAATGCTCGGATTTTCTCCGCTATCGTCTGCTGCTGTATCCGAACTCAGGATAACGACTTTAGTTCCTGCGACTGGTAGCGTTACTGGTCGTGCTGTTGTAACGGCTGCTGGAACTCGTCAGGCTGTAGCGTCTGCTGCTATCCTCGGTAGGGCTATCGTAACGGCCTATGAGGGTGCTATACAGGGCAATGCTTCTATCATAGGCAGAGCTACAGTAGTAGCTAATGGCGGTTATATACGGGTTGGAACTGCTGCTATTACTGGTACTGCAACGGTAACGGCTGCTGGTGGTACTGCTAAGTTTGCGTCAGGTGCTATCACAGGCAGAGCAATATTTACGGCTATTGCTAACAATGCTGTTTTGGCAAGTGGTCAGATTCTAGGTAAGGCTGATGTTCGTGCTACTGGTGGCGTTACTCGGTCATCTGCTGTGGGTTCTATTACGGGTCGTTCTGTAGTGACTGCTAAAGGCATGATCTACGGTGAAGAATGGATAAAAGTTTCTCCGGTGAGTGATACATGGCAACGTCAAGAATAAATTTTGGTGAATGGACACCAGATCAGCCGGGTATAGCTGGAGGCGTTACAGACGCTAAGAACTGTTATCCGGTACTTAACGGTTATGCGCCTATTCGAGATGCAGCAGATTACTCGGCTAATGCAGGTCAGGCTTTACTAGTAGCGTTTGCAGGTAAATACGCTGGTACGAACTCGCTATTCGCTGCTGGTGCTACTCAGGTCTATAAGTTCGATTCTAGCGATACGACGTTAGACCCATTAACAACATCGGGATATACGCCAGTTTCCTCGTGGGATGTGACTCAGTTCGGGTCAAAGATGATCCTAGCTAATGGATTAGACCGCTTACAGGCGTTTGATTTGTCTGGTGGTGCATACTTTTATGGAATAGACGATGCTCAGTTCACAGGCTCTATTTCAGGCACTACGTTGACTGTTTCATCGGTAGCGTATGGAAGTGTAGTAGTGGGTCAGACTATTAGCGGTACAGGGGTTACAGGCGGCACTAAGATTACTGCTTACGGTACTGGAACAGGTGGTTCAGGTACTTATACGGTAAGTGCTAGCCAGACGGTATCGAGTACGACGATTACAGCGACAGGAAATGCGCCTACAGCTAGGTTTGTGACGGTTGTAAGAGATTTTGTGGTCGCTGGATATGTTGCTGGTGAGGAATCTAGGGTTTACTGGTCTGACATCAACAACGAATTGAATTGGGTTGCTAGTGCGTCTAGTCAATCTGACTCTCAATACCTACCTGATGGTGGGAATATCACAGGTTTAGCGGGTGGTGAGTATGGTCTAGTGTTCCTAGAACGTGCGATTTATCGTATGACGTACTCAGGAAGCCCGTTTTTCTTCCAGTTTGACGCTATTTCTCGCACTTTGGGCTGTATTTCTGCTGGTTCTATCGCTCAGTTTGGTGGCGTAACGTATTTTCTAGCTGATGACGGGTTTTATCTCTGTGATGGACAGAATGTTCAGCCTATTGGACTAGAAAAAGTTAATCGATGGTTCTTTGACTCGGCTGTTTTGACCGATATTGCCAATACGATGTCATCGGCGATTGATCCGATTAGAGGACTAGCTGTTTGGTGCTTTCCTGCTAAGGAAGGTGGTAGTTTATTGCTGATTTACAGTATCCAGTTGAAGCGTTGGGCTTATGCTTCTACGAATGTAACGTCGATTTCTTACATTCTTACGCCTTCTGCAACATTAGAGCAGGTTGATAACTACGATAACAACCTAGATACGCTAGATATTCCGCTAGATTCTCCGGTATGGGCTGGTGGATTGTTGCAATTTGCAGGTGTTAGAGCGCAGAAGATCATTGTGTTTGACGGTGCTGTAATGTCTGCAACGGTATCAACGGGTGATATAGATGCTGGCCCTAGTATGGTGACTATGGCTCGTCCTTACGTTGATGGTTCTACAGGATCAGTAGCTATAGCGACTCGTCAGGCTTTATCTGCGCCTCCTCAGTACACTAGTTATGTTTCTGCTAATACTGATGGTCGTTGCCCGTTAAGGTCTAATGGTAGATTTCATAGGATTTCTGTTCAGACAGCAGCAGGTGATACGACTTGGGATACGATTGTTGGGGTAGATGTTGAAGTACAGAAAGCCGGGATGCGATGACTAAGTTTCGGACGTTACCCGTATTCGGTGCTGATCCTCGCGTAACGAGTGAGGTTGTTCGTGGCATTATGGACGGTAAGACGAATAACACCGGAACTTTGACGTTAGCCACAGGTAATGCCACCACAACGACCCTTTACGACGAGCGTATAGGCTATGACAGCCTGATTTTCTTTGTTCCGGTATCTGACGCTGCTGAGAATGATTCTGCGCCTTATGGGGCGTTTCAAAGCGTTGTAGATCAAACCATTACGGCTAACACAGCCACAGCAATGACACTTGATACAACGGATTATTCTAATGGCGTGTACATTAGCAATAGTTCAAGAATCAATGTTAGGGATTATGGTATTTACAATTTGCAATGGTCTGGTCAATTTCAGAATACAGATACTCAATTGCATGATGTTAGCGTTTGGCTAAGAAAGAATGGGTCAGATGTTGGTGGTTCGACGGGATTTATTTCTGTTCCTAATAGTCATGGCGGTGTTGATGGTCACGCTATTGTCGGTTGGAATTATTTTATTGAGTTACAAAAAAATGATTACGTCGAGCTTTACTGGTCAGCAACTAACGCAGCAATTAGTTTACAGTTCTATCCGACACAAACCAGCCCAACCAGACCAAGTACAGCTTCACTTATAGCAACAATGAATTATGTTGCTCCTGCTGCAACATCTAATTTATATGTTTCGGATAGGCAACAAGGGTATGCAACTGTTAGTCATTGGGCAAATAATGTAGCAAATAAAACTTACGGATACATCATAGTCGGATGACAGAATTTAACTTTGTACCGCAACAAGAGATTAGAAACTGGTGGCCTACGATAAAGCCGGGGCTAGATGAAATAAAGTTAAAAAGCCCTGAACCTTGGATAGTTGAAGATGTTTACGTCGATCTGTTTAATCAGAAATCGATGTTATGGATAGCGTTAGAAAATATGCACTTTGTTGGCTTTTTTATACTACAGCCACTAGGTCATGAGGTTCATGTTTGGGCTGCTTGGACGTTAGAAAATGATTATCAGGTAGTTGAAAAAGGTTTACAATTCATCAAGAATATGGCAAGGAATTCTAATGCCAAATACCTAACATTTTCTAGCCATAGAAGGGGTTGGGATCGTAGGGCAAAGGCATACGGATTTCGTCCTAGAAAGTGGATTTGCGAGGTGTGATATGGGCGGTGGTGGACAGTCAAGCGAAACAAAAATAAGCGAGGAATTTAAGCCGTACATTACCTTTGCTTTAGAGGAAGCCCAAAAGCGGTATAAGGCTATGCCGGAGGCTCCTAGCACTCTAGCTGTAGGCCCATCTGCTGCGACTCAGCAAGCGATGTCTATGGCTGAGCAGAGGGCTTTAGCAGGTTCTCCGCTAACGGCACAGGCTCAAAATCTCATATCTCAACAGATGGGTTACACCAGTCCTTATGCCGGAAAGATCGAGGCTATGGGCATGGGTGCTTATGATCCTAGTGCTGGCTTCTATCGTTCTATGATGGAAGGTCAGCCGGAATCTGAGGCTGCTCGTCTAACTCGTTCTACTGCTGGCGGTGCGTATCTTGGTGGTGGTAGCGAATACCTACAAGGTGCATTGGGTCAGGCTAATCGTCTAGCAGGTGAGTCGTTTGGCGAGAGCATGAAGAATCTACAGGCTCAGGCTGCTGCTGCTGGTCGTTATGGCTCAGGTGCAATGGCACAGCAAACGGCTAAATCGCAAGATGTCTTAGCGAGAGCATTAGCAGAACAGAATCAGAAAGCCTATCTAGCGAACTACATGGCAGAGCGTCAGGCTCAAGAGGCCGCTATGGGTCGTTTAGGAGGATTAGAACAGCAAGCTATAGCGAATCGATTTGCTGGTGCTGGTGGACTAACGGCAGGTGAGCAAGAGGCGATGAGAACTCGTCTAGGGGCGTTAGGAACGGCTCAACAGATTAGTGCTGGTGATATTGAAAGACAACGTGCAGCGGCTGCTATGGCTCCGGGTATGGCTGCTCAGGACTATGCAGATATTCAGAAGCTGTTACAAGTTGGTCAAGGTCGTGAGGCTTACGATCTACAGGCTATTCAGGGCAAGATTGCTGCACAAGACTTGCCACTAGATCGTCTGCAACGTGCTGCTAACGTCTTTTATGGTGCGCCTTTGGAAACGACTACGACATCTGGTGGGGGTAAATAATGAGTGGCATGGAACCGTTATTGATAGGTGCTGCTCTAGGCGGTGGTGTATCTGCTGCTAGAGGTGGTAATCCCTTAAAAGGTGCGTTATTGGGTGCTGTAGGTGGTGGTCTTGGTGGTGCTGTTTTAGGTGCTGGTAATGCGGCTGCTACTGCTGGAATGACTGGTGCTAGTGCGGTTCCTGTTGGCTCTACTGCTGGTGCTGCTTTACCTGCTGCTCCGGGTGCTGCTGGTGTATTTGCTACGCCTACAATGCCGACATTTGCTGCTACAGGTGGCTCAACAGGTCTTATTCCATCAATAACGGCTCCGGCTACGTTAATGGATCAGATTGGTGCAGCAACTAAGTTTGCTAAAGAAAACCCTTTCCAGATGAATTTAGCATCAAACGTGATGCAACAAAATGCTCAAGAAGATGCACAGCGATTAGCTGAGATGAGAGCTAGATCGGGTTTAATGACTGGAAAACAGATACCAGTACAACAACAAAGATCGTCGTTTGGAGTACCGCAGCTTAGTCTTATTTAGGTGACATTATGGCAATAGAAGATTACATCCCTAATATCTTTGGCGGTGTGCCAGTAGGCTATGAAGGTCTGCTAGGGCCAGAACAATCTGCGGCATTACAGAAACGGTCTAACCTAGCGGGATTGCTAGGTTTTGGTGCTGGCTTGGCTCAAGCTATGAGAACAAGTCGTTCTCCAATTGCAAATATACTAAGTGCGGCTGGTCAAGGTTTCACTGGTGCTGGTCAGACCTATGAGGCTGGTATTGGACAAATAGTCAATGCTCAGAAAATAAAACAAGCTCAGGCAGACTTAGCAAGACAGCAACAAGCTAGAGAGGCTGTTGAGAAAGTAATCCAGACTCCAGAAATTGCCAATAATCCTACGATGGTTGCTTATTTCAGAGCAAACCCTGATAAGGCATTAGAGCGTTATATCAATATTGAGGAAGGTCGGTTAGCTAGGGGTATTACAACTACTCCTCCTGTAGTTCGTCCAGAAGTTGCACCGACTATTCCTCCTGCTGATTTAATGGGGATGCGTCCTGAAGCCTTGCCACCATTTAAAGGGCAAGCAGAAACTTTCCGAGTTCCATCTCCTGATGAAGCTCCAATGCCAGAGAAGTTGACACCAACTGTGGTAACTGGCTCACGTTATATGCAACAACTAAAAGAGGCAGAAGCAGCACAGGCTTATTTCTCTCGTACTGGTAATACTGAACGAGCAAAGGCAGCTAGAGAAGAAGCGGATAGCTTGCGTAACTTGATGCGTCAGGAAGAACTTGCTGGTTCTGTTCCTAAAAGCCTTGCGAATGTTCATCCGATGTTGCAGCCAATGGTTGACTCATTGAATGAGAACGCTATCAGCATGACTCCTGCTGAAATTCAGTCTGCTATTTCAGAAATTCGTAAGAAAGATGCTGATTTCAGATTGAACTCTGAGACTGATTTGCGTAAGGAATTTGCTGGTTTGCCAGCGATTAAAGAGTTCTCTACTGTTCAGACAGCGCATAAGCAAGTTATCAATGCTCTT